GGGGGGGGTCTTTTTTCCCCCGATCTGGCCGAAAAAGGCCCCAGCTTCGCATAATAACCATTATGTTACCCTGGGGAACATATGAAGTCGTTGTCCTGCAACGACTTACGGGATCGTGCATAAACTGCACGATATTATGTTGCCCTGCGCCTGCGTCTTCATGCATCGATCCTGCATAACTGGACATCTCGAGCACTGAACTGGTTTGGTCGCACGGTTCTAGTTCCACGGACCTAAACCCTTGCGGCACAACGACTTACGGCGTTTCGGGCCGATCCGTTCTCGCGCCCGCGCATCTGTTCGGGGGCGGTGGGTGGGAGAAGGCTCAAAACCCATTGTCATACCTAGCCTTTAGGCTCCCGAACACCTTCACCCCATCCTGAAGCAGCTGACGCTCTTCTGTGTCGAGCTCAACGCCGTCTAGTGCGGCTCCTGCGTACCTCACCCACTCGTTGTTCCAGAGCACGTTAAGCTGGCTCACATCGGCTACGTCGAACCAGACAGCCGCATGGGCCGATCCTAGCCAGACAACAGCGTCGACGCATTCACTCCGACTAGGAGCTGTCGTAGTCGTTGCCCCGAGCTTTTGCATATCCTTTACCGCTCTCAGCACCACAGCCAGCGCGAGGTGTCGAGTCCCACTCACTACTCCTCGACTACCCTTTCCCTGACCGAACACCGAGTGTTGCCATGTCATGCAGTTTCGAGAACGGAACCCAGTAGCAGGGTCTGCCGCCCACGCGGTCATACCAAAACGATTCATCCATCATATCCTCACCCCGAATCCAGCCCTGCACCTTAAACTCAAACTGCTCTGGCGTGGCGGTCACCATGACGTACGTCCTATCCGGAAGATCGCCTTTATATCCTAACAAGTAGCGAGCGTTCGGGTTCAAGCTACCCCTGACCTCGATCAATTGACCATCGGGCATGATGAGATCACCTTTGTCGCGACCGTCCCAGGATAGCGTATGCTCTTGCGGCCATGGTAAGCCCAGCAGCTTCGCCGCCGCGACCTCGCTGAGGTATCCGGCCAGTGTGTCGTCGAGTCGCTTCTTTACGTCCTGGTTGTGCTTGGGCATGGCACCGAGAAGCACACAGCGTAGCGTATGGAATGTCGCGACCGACACAGCTCGACACACATCATTCTGGGTGAGGGTCACGGTCATTGCGAATCGCCCCCGACCGCCTCACTCATCTATCCCATCCCGGCAGTATGGATCGTCGTACTCCTCCGCGACCTCGAACTCGGCCTCGGCCACCGTCACCTCTGCTGCGAGCCTGGCCTTCGCATCTCGCTCACTAGCCATCTCTTCGACCTTCTTCAAGCTGCTCAGGAACTCGTCACCGATCTGGATACCGATAGCTGCGACGAGCTCAGGCTTGCCGTACTGATTCCGGTTGAACTTCTCAGCCAGCCACTTCCGCATATCGCTCCTGAGCCGAGCGACCTGGACGTTGTCATCGTCAGCTGCGTCCACAATCTCGAGAGCCTCCTCAGCCCACTGGTTGGCTCGTATCTCCTGGACAGATTGCCACTTGCTCCAACGCTCAGGGCTCTCGTTCAGCCATGCATAGAAGACGCCATGACTCATCGTCCCCACTTCCTTCGGCATCGCCTTGAGCAGCTTCCTCACAGAGCCTTCCTTCAGGTACAATGCGCAGACTTCATCCTCTCCGTATTTTGTAAGTTTGCGGCCTATAAGTCGGGTAAGTTTCGCTCCTGCCATAACGCCTCTTCTCCTGTTCCCATGACGGCCAAGACGCGACGATGTCTCCTAGCTTGGCCTGGAGTGCTTCCTCGCTGATTCGTTCACCCTTCCCGTTGAAACGTAATGCATCGTCAGCCGGCAACCTCGGCGTAGTATCCAACTCCTCGACGGCTCGCGCTATGTCACGGCGCCATTCAGATGCATGATCGGTACACTCTTCGAGTGGCAGCATCGATACGCCGGCCAGCACCCTCATCACATAGTTAACGTCTGCCATCACCCCTCCAGGTCGAGTGAGCACTGAGCACAGCGTTCAGCTGCGAGCTCGCAATACTTCTCCTCAATCTCGATGCCGATTGCTTTCTTCCCCAGATTCTTAGCAGCCAACAAGGTTGACCCGCTTCCGGCGAACGGGTCCAGCACCACCTCACAACGCAGCTTCTTGACCAGCCCCTGCATCAGATCGACCGGCTTCGCAGTCGGATGGGCACTCGACGCAGCCGCATTACTTCCCCGCTCATACGGTGTGCCCACCCTCGACTTGATGACATCGCTCCCACCCAGCGCACCTTTGTCGCCGCACCAGTACAGCCAAGGCTCCCAGTTACAGATACCGAGCAGTGTCGGAGCTCCACCTGTAGTCTTCAGCCAGCAGCCTACCGCTGACGGATGAAACTCAGACAACCACATCGGCAGATTCCCGTGACCAGGGAAGACTACCATCTTCCAGGCGACCGTCCTGACCGCGTCGAACCACTCGCGGGTCCACTCCGGGTAATCTTCCCGGCTGTCGTTGGTGAGCTCGCCAAAATCTTTGCCTACGTTGTATGGCGGGTCAGCGATGATCGCATCGACCTGGAGCTCGAGTGATTCGACCTCTCGACAGTCACCGTGATAGATCGCTATCGAGCGGTCCTGGTAGTAGAGTTTCAACCCCACGGGTCCACATCGGGTAAGCACTCAGTGACGGTGAGGTTCGAGAAATCGATCTCGAGCGGGATGCCGCCCTGGATGATTTCACCATGTCTGTTCTTCAAGATCAACAGCTTGAAATAGCCCCATCGAGATCCCTTCCGGATGACGGTTGTATGGTCGAGGCCCAGGACTAAATCGCAACTAGCCTCTACGACCATACCGCCATGAAGATGTTGGGCCGTAGGAGGATGCTCCGAGGTCGATCCTGACCTGTTCCACTGACTCAACATCAGCACTGTGCTCTCAGTTTCAAGACAGAACCGCCTGAGCTCGGTGACCACACGCTGTGTCGATTCGTAGATGGCTGCCTCTGTGCCGGCTGTAGCCAGCTGCAGATAGTCCAAGCAGAAAAATTTGCAGCCCTCGCTATAGCAGCTCCTCGCGTAGGCCATAATCTCTTCAAAGCTCATCAAGATGCCTTCGGGCACATACAAAGCTGGAGCTCCGCTGAACGCTTCCTTGGTCACCTCCCAGGCGAACTTGTTGAAGCCGCCAGGTTCCAAGTCGCGCAGCTTCTGGCCGGTGTATATCGAGTACAGCCTCGTACTCAGCTGGAGGTTCGTCTGCTCCAGGTTGATCATGCCTACCGAGTGGCCCTGTTTCAGGGCAGCTGCACACATCGAGAGTGCGACCGTAGTCTTCCCAATCCCCGGGTTGCCGGCTAGGCAGTTGAGCCAAGGGCCGCTGCCTTTTCGTTGCCCCTGGTCATGGCAAATTCTGTCGAGACTCGGTAGCCCGAAGCTGATCGAATGCACCTTCGGATTCGTCTGGAGCTCCTCGTATTCTGCGAGCCATTCATCACCGAATACGTTGATCTTCTTCATCGCTGCGCCCAGACAGGTAGGTCGAGTGAGTAGACAATCTCGTCGTAGCCAGGCCACTCACCGTCATGTCCGAACATCTCGATGCAATCTGCCCAGCGTTCGAGAAGACCCTGTACCTCGGAGTGGCCTTGGGCCAATGCCGCTCTCGACACTTCGTATACGGCGACCGCGAATGGCGCCTTCTTCTCACAGGCTATGATGATGAATCTGTCCCGGTCATCGAACGGGCTGGTGTACCATGAACCCTGCCGGTAGTACCCAAAATTGTATATCGCCTTAGCCATCGCCTCTGGTGACGCATCGAGCGTACTTTTCAGGTCGATCAAGCAATCATTGTCGCCTGGCAGCCCGTCGATTTTCGCCTTGCAAGAGATGCCGGTAGCCTCATCTGTCCAGATCGCCGCGACCTCTGTCTCGACACCTTCCAGGAGCTCGCCAGCTATCGAGTGCCGCATCACCGAGTCACGCATCGAGCACACCGTGTCGTAGTCGGCTGGCTTCAGAATTTTGTCAGGTGCGTAGCGCATCTCTAATTCTTTTTTCGCTGATTTGCCCTCCTTCGTTCTACCACTCAGCTCAGAGCCTCGCCCCCAATACTCGCTGAACTTCGCCTCCTCGAGCGTAGCGACATGGAACGCTGTACCGAGCCTCATGGCCGGCGTTGGCTCTGGTGAAGAGGCGAGTGCCGCCTGAAGATGGGCAGGACTTTTTTTGAGCTCGCTGAGTAGGCTGTTGGACGCAGCTGGCATCGCGAAGTAGTCGGAGTCCAGCATATCGTAGTGCAATTTCAGATCGTTCATTTTCACTCATCGCTCCATAGCTCTTCGAGGCTGACGCCTTGAGCCGTTTGTGGGTTATGGGACTGCTCTAATGATTTCAAATACCATGACTCTCTACGCTCAGGGCTAGAAAGAAAACTCTCCGGATATTGGTACTGTCTTTTGCTGCTGTGGAAGTCGCTGGCCTTGAGAGCTTGCACGATTCCGCGAAACAGCTGGTGCGGATCGGCGCCGTTCTTTGATAGGTGCTCCGAGTAGAGCGCGTTCAGGACGCGAGCTCGCTTGTCGGTCAGCGTAGGGTGAGGGCCGCGAGGACTGAGCTCCTCTAGCCAGACCTGCCAGAGCCCGCCGGCGTGACCGACATCCTGCTTCTTCTTCTTCGCGGCTGCTGGTGCTGCCTTAGCGTAGGAAGCTATGCTCTGCCACTTGTCGTAATTGATGACCTCGATGAGCGTACCGACATTCGGCTGCCCATGTGGGATGATCCGGATTCTGCTGTCCCGCACCAGCGTCTTCATCATCCGCTCGACCTTGCCAGGTGACCACTGCACTGCCTGGTTGCGGAGCGTGTACCGGCAGTCTTTCGCTATCGCTCGATAGCTTCTAAGGAACTGGCCTCGGCCTACCTTCACGCCGGAATACTCGTAGCTCTTCTTGCCGAAGTTGGTCCGGAGCAAGATGTAGATCCACAGCTTCAGCATATCCGGTTCTGCGAAGATGCTCTTATCCAGCAGATCCCTGCTCAGTAGAATGAAGCCCGGGTAGTTACCCATCACCGTGAGCTCCGTAGCTGATCTCTACCCTGGGCTGGTCGCGGTCGACGCCCATGTTCTCCCAGGAGAGCTTGGTGATCTGCTTGTCGTCTGTGTAGACCACTCCCTCGAGAGCGTCAGCGATCCCCTTCAGAAGATTGTTGGGATCTCGTCTGCGCTTGTCCGGCATGAAAAAATCAAGGTGCATCCAGACAGCACCGTCCGGATGGGCTGGCCGATACCGTACCTGAGTCATCGCCAGGGTATAGCAGAACTCTTTACCCGCTCGATAGCGGCGAGTCAGGATGTGTCCCTTCCCACCCATGAACCGGCGGTTGTCAGGGACGAGCCCTTCCCACGGCAAGACTATTTGGTGCGGTTGGGCACTACCCTTTTCTGGCACGATCCCGCTGATGCTCAAGCTGTTTTGTGGCTTCGAGTAAGCTGCCTTCGGCTAACACTAAATTGGTACGAGCCTTTTCTAGGTAGCCTTGCCCAGCTTCATTGACAAAATCCCAAGGCACGTTAGCGAGCTTGGCTCGGAGCCTCTCAGCATCCTTGCGTACCTGGTTGAGGATCGCAGAGCAATCGTCGAGTAGCTTGTCATGGTCGAGTCGCAAGCTGGTTACACCGAGCTCAGAAGGCCGGCTCATTGGACCCCCCCGCTGCTTTGTAAGTGTTGACCTCGAGGTAGAGCGGAGGAGCTTCCTGGTTTTTGCCGTCGTAAATCTTGACATCAACCTTGATCATCTCTTCCTCTTTCTTCGCGAGCCACTCGATGAGCTGCTCCGGGTACAGGCGCAGTGTGCAGCAGATGAAGTGCTGCGCCTTCTCCGGAGGGACTGACACCGTCAATCCGTTAGCTCTGTTCAAAAACTCTTTCGGTGCTGGCATTCTTGCTTCCTTGGTTAAGTGGTAATGGCTGTCCATACCCATACTATGCAGCGGCGTCCCGTAGCAGACTCCCGGCACTTACCTGAGTCGATGACAAGACCGAGCTCTACTAGTCGGATGCGGCGTGGACGTTGCGTCGAGCCGGTCAGTCCGAGCTCGGCTTGGAGCTCTGGGTCTGTCATGCCCCTATCGCCGCTGGCGACAATCGCGCGGTACACCTTCGCTCGTAACGTCTTGCTCGCCTTGCCGCGTATCGCATTGGCAGCTTCACGCGAAGTTTCGCTGTGCTTTTGAAACGGTTCAAAGAATGACGCCTGGTCCGGGTCAACAGCTTTCGGCTTCGGCTCCGGAACCAGATCCAACTCATCCATCACTGTACGCCGCTTCATTTCGGTGTGTCCCGGAGAGCAGCTTCGAGGTACTCGACAGCGGCAGCTGTGAACTTCAGTGGTGAGCGGTCCGGATCACCGGCACCGTCTTTCTCGAGGACGCTCTTAGCTAGAGCAATGGCTTTGATTTCGACGTTGCCGTTCTCTTCAGCTGCAGCGATCAGCTTCTTCAGCTTACGTAGCTCGGACTTGAGCAGCTTAGGATCTACTACTGCTTTCTTTTTCGCCTCGAAAGCTGGGGTAGCCTTCTTCTTAGTTGCTCTCTTCTTGGGCGCCTCCTTCGGCGCCTGAGCTGTCGCTTCATTACCGTCGTCATCGTCTGACACCCCGATTGAAATTCCAAGGGCGGCTTGCGTAGTGTATCTGCGTAAGTAAGAAATTGCTGACCCATATCCATGCGCTGTGTGCGCTTGGAGGGGAATCGATGCCGGGGGCAGCAAGATCCACTCACCGCTCTCATGCAGCAGTAGGGTGGTCATGGTGACCGTCCCCTCGCCTTCACCCGGGAACTGGGTGAGTGCCAAGCCATGCTTGGCTAGGGCCGGCTTCGACACTTCCAGGACCGCACTCAGATCTGCGTACTGAGATTTGAAGTGTTCGTTCTCTTTGTTCAAGAGAGCTTTGCCTACATCGGCTTGGGCACCTACCAGCGCCTTGCTGACGTTCTCGATAGAGGGACTCATCTGTAATTCCATGCTTCATTCTCCCGTGGGATTTGGGGTGTCGGACCTCTCGAGCTCCGCTAACGCCGGGGACAGCATCCTCCTGTAAACCTTCGGGATTTTGTTGTCACCGCGCAGCCATTTGTAGCAGCTCGAAGTGCTGCAAAATAAAAACTCTCCTGCGTACTGCTCTACTGTCCTGCCGTCCAGCTCGATAGCTCGATGCAGTTTATCACAAGCCCAATCTTGGGCGTATGGCCCGTCCCGGGCTACGGCAAGCGCCATGTCCACCTCCTTCGATTAACGCAAAAGTCCACGCTCATTCTAAGCTGGCAAACCCGCCGGCGCAATGTCCTGGAGCAGTGGCTGGGGACAGAAATAGCCCCAAAGAGCTAAAAACTAATTTCCCGAAAACCCTATATTCTGCTTGCGCTTTAGCCCCCTAGAGCGTATTATAGGTGTCCAGGGACAATACCCAGGAGAGAGACAAAATGATCGACCTTCACACCAGGAGCACCGAGATGACCGAAACCCTCGCTGAGTACCCCGCCTACCGGATCGTCGCCCCGCGAGCGCCCACATTCCGCCCCATTGATGGCACCAAAGTTATGGTTCAGATCAAAGGATATAAGGGTAGAGGAATGTGGAAGAGCTTCACCTTCGGCAGCGTAGCCAGTTACGCCCTCCGGTACAATGAAGACCCGATCGCTGCTTATGAGGAAGCTGTTGCCAAGGGCGAAGAAACCCACTGGCTAAGTCAGAACGCCACAATCCTCACTTCTCACCGGGTGCCACAGAAGACTCTCATCGGACTGCAACTGGGCGACAAAGTCCACTTCCAGGGACGCAACTTCATCCTGACGCCGGCCCCCAACGGCAACATCACCCTCAACCAGGAGGATTGAGATGAAAACTGCCCCTCGCTTCTACCAAGACAACGACGAGATGGTCCTAGCATTCCAAAAGCCTGACTACGAAGCCAACCGCGACATCTTTGAACGCGCAGAGTCGCTCTGGTACAACGAGTGGCTTACTAACGGAGCCAAGGACGAAGGCAGTTGCTGCTTAGGGAAGGGCATTGAGGCGTGGTATGTCGGTCCTCGCAAGCGCACCGCAGTCCCCACGCTCGTAGTCGCTTGCAACTGGGTCCAAGGCAACGTGGCCGCATCCCGTTATGTAGAGCCAGCCCTGGAGCATCTCCGTTCCGCGTTTCCTGAGATTGAGTTTCGCTACAACGATGGGAGGATGGATTAAGATGAACCTACCGAAGCACATTGAGCATTGGGACGATGAGAGGGACTTGGGCCACGGCATCATTGTGACCTTAGCCATTGGATGGTCGTTCTATCCCCATGAGCACCTGGGCGTCATGGGGTTCGACACGGTAACGGAAGCGCGACAAGAGACACGCAAGAAGTGGTTGCATCGTTGCCCCGCTGATTGCGACGAGTGCGCGTTCCACAACCGGGCGGTGTCCAAATGACCCATAGACCCCCATGCCCGAAGTGCCGCGAGCCTGTCGGCTACGAGGAAGTGGACGGCGACTTCTGCCCGCACTGCTCGGCTCCGATCTCTTGGGGTATGACGATTCTGACCTTGGGCGGTGACGGCTTCCACAGGGTGAAGGACAAGGGGCACTGGAGTATCTGCACCGATTACTGCAACTATTGCATAGGCATGAACGCCCCGGTGCATCCCTACAACTCAGTGCCGCTCCGCAAGGCGGTCGATGCTCGCGGCAACGTAGACCACATGAAGGTCTGCGACGAGCATCTCCCACGCTTCACTAGAAACCAAGAACGCTACGCCCGCATCAGAGCGAAGAGGAAGACACCATGACGAAGACGAGCCCAGCAGACGAAGGCATCGAAGCCGCACAACGGGATGTCGCTGCGCTGGTAGAGGCTGCGAAGGATGCCGTCGCCATCATAGACCGCATAGACGCCCACTACGCTCACAATCCGAGTGCTGGGATTAGACAGCCGGAGTTCCCGCTGCGAGTGCCGCGCTCCAAGCTCGACGCTCTCCGCGCCGCCCTGGAGCCGTTCGCCATCAACACCCTCAACCAGGAGGAGACAGCATGACCGAGCAACCTTATTTCAAGGACGCTCATGGGAAGTACACCTTCCCGGGCCAACGAGAATGCGACCACTGTGAAGGTGGCGAAGACTGCTTCACGCCTACGCGGCCATACCTGGTCAGCTTCGACAATGAGCCAGCAATTTCTGTACGCTACTGTCTGAACTGCGCTCACCTAGCAGCTGTCAATTGGCCGGGCAATGTCACTTCCATAGAGCCAAGCAGGATAGTGGGGCTCGAAGTGGATGGCTGGCGCCTATGGGATGACGGCCAAGTTGAGAGCAAGCGGCGATGGGATGGAAGTAACATTTGGAAAGCACCCTTCAGGGGTGAAACGATGCCACTTCAAATCTCAGAGCTTGCCGAAGAAGCCAACTTGGAATTGTGGGGCTGGCGGGACAAAGGTCAGTTGCACACCTCCGAGGGTCTGCCGTTCCGGAATCTTTTGCCGGTTGCATATATCTGGGAACGGGAAGAGGACGGCCACACCTACTGGCGAACCCATGACGGTTGGATGGCTGCGCCCACGCTCACCAACGGCAATCCCGATTGGGACGCCGCTGGGTATGTCGTTGATTTCATTCTCAAAGAGGAAGACGAGAAGCGGCTAAACGAATGGCTACAGGAGAAGCCATGATCAATTACACCGAAGGCGATAGGGTACGGCTACGCCAGAACGTCGAACTCTTTAATGCGTTTTGGGCAGAGAAGGGCTCACTCGGCACCGTGTCCTTTGTGGACAAGGACAGGTATGTGGGCGTCACGTTGGATGTCCCCGTTGACGGGTTGGAGCCATGGGAAAACGAACTCGTCTTCAACTGTGACGGGTCCGACACGCTTGAGTGCGTGGGCTATAAGATTGAAGACACCGTGGAACTCATTGAAGGAGGTGCGGCATGAGTAAATTGATGACCGTGATCCCGTTCAAGCCAAGGAAGCGTGAGAAGTTCTCTCAGGCCGAACAGGAAAAGAATTTCGATGAATTTTTGGAACTGGCTCGCTTCTATCACCGCTCCACATCGCACTCTCCGAACGAGGAACTCCACTGGAAAGATGTGTTGAAGGCCATGATCCATGAAGACAAATTCGACGCCTACAACGATGCCGTAATCCATTTCACGGGAAGCCATCTGGAGGGCCTCAAGGAGTTCTCTGATGGTAAGGTCTTTGTCAGAGCCAGAGGCTATTGGCAAGCGGTAGGGGCCTAATCTGATGGGGCCATATCAATCGGACGAATATTTCGTCGTGGCCGTGCTCTGCATCGCAGGGATCTTTCTGGTCGTTACGTTGGTCTTGGAGTTTATCTCAGAGCGGAGGGACGTAGACTAGTCGCCGGCAATGAGGTAGCCGGCAGCAAAACCAATCGTTGCCATCCACCAATCTGCTTTCAGTCGAAGGCCGAACGAAGGTGAGGTGGCAGCTCTGAGGGCGGTGATCTGTGAGTCTCGGATCATCGCCCTCTCTTCGTACTCCACAATCACAGAGCGTAGGCTCAGGACGAGATCGCTGGCCTGAGTCGCTCGGAGTCGTTCAGCTGCGGTGAGGGTGCGCTCGACTTCTATAACTTCTTCCAACGTAGCTATCTGTGTCTGGTAGCTTTCCACTACCAGGTCAAGCTCTAGCACTTGGGTGGAATCCAGGCTGGCTCTCAGGCTCTCAGAGAGCTCCTGTGAGCGAGCTCTCTCTTCTTCTCGAGCCTCAGTAAGTCTAGCCACTTCACGCTCCGCTATAGCTCTCTGGGCAATGGCAGCAGAATCGGCCTGGGCGAGCTCGTCGCTCAGAGAGTCTGCCATCGAGCGTACCGAGTCGAGCACAACCTCCTGGACTTCGAGTCGCTGTGCAGCATCATCAGCGATGCCCTGGTGATAGCTCGCCTGGGTAGCGCCCCGAATCCCCACAGCAAGCAGCCCCATCGCCGGGATCGCAATCCAGACCCATGACGGGATCTTCACCATCGGGCTGGCGAGCTCCTTCCGATCATGCCGCGAATATCAAGATGCGTGAAATTTTGGTAACGACCGATACCGAAGTCATTGCTGTCGGGGTGCCGCTCCAAGATGTCGGCTACCTCGTCCGGCGTGAAGCCGGCCTTGACAATATCTGCTGCACCACAAGTCAGGTGCATTGATTGATGGACGCCACCGATACGGTGGTTGTACGAGGAGTCGCGATACCAGGAATTTACGCGCACAGGCATCGGCCTTCGCGCTGCCCGGAGATCGCACAAGACGCGACAGAGCAGAATCGCGTTGGGGATCAAGTGGAGCGGTGGAGCCCTCAGTCGCCAGGGCTCGTAGAGCCGTGTCTCAGGCGACTGCCGTCCTACGTCTGCGATTTCTAACGGATGGAAATGATCAATGCCCTCGGCTTCCAGGGCCTCACCGCACACCTCAACCCATTCACTTTTCGTCATCGTGAAACGCTGGATCGTTGTCGAGGAGCTCAGGGCGCCTTGGCTCTCCTCTAATCAGCGCAGCACCGATACCGCTCGTTATCGCACCGATTTGGGGCAATAGGTATTTTCCGATCCTGGGGCCGGCCACCCATGCGAGCTCGCCCGTAAAAATTGTGCCGAGCAATCCGTAGGCCGCGTTGGGCACAGTAGCCCAGAGCAAGCTGTCAAATGTGATGATGACAGCGGTGAACGCCAAGGTCGCGACTAGCAAAACCCTGCCGGCTGACGGCTTGCCGTTCTCGTCAGCCAGGAGCTCGAGTGTCATCGTCTACCGACATTCCTGTTTCTTTCCCGCCACATCTCGAGCAAGCCTGGAACCGCTGCTCCGGTAGCCCCAGGAATAGCAGACCCGGCTCGACCCGCTACATACTGAGTAAACGGACTACTGCTCACTACACGCCCCCCTAGATTCAGTAAGCCCCTACTCGCTACTTGACCTAACGCCATTCCTGTTCCCATAGCTAAGGGCGATCCCCCGGCAGCATATCCAAGCCCTCCACCTCCGATTGTTGCGGCACTACTAAGTATGGCGGGGAGATTTCTTATCCCGGTCGCGGGTTGGGACTGAGCTCCGGTAGCCCTTGTGGCTCGTAGCAGTCTGCTCAACGCATTTGCGTCATCCAGGGCTCCTGGCGTGTTTTGGAAAGCAAGTGTGCCAGTTCGAGGACGAGCAGTAGTCCCCATATTTAACCCTCTAAATGTCGCAGACGGGGAGAAGCTCGTAGTCGCAAACTGACCACCTCCAGCCCAGGCTGCGTTTTCTGCAATATCCTGTGCGACAGCCCTTTGCCCCGATTCCGGTAGCAGATTCATCATACGTTGTACTGCGTCCGGTCTACCGCGCCCACCGTATCCGACAACCCTACTGATTAATTGATCTGCACCGTCTTCGGCACCCGTTGCGGCTCTGAAGATGACTCGGTCTACTCTATATGGAGCGACACTGTTTCTGAAAAACTCCATAGCCTTAACATGAGCTGCACCACCAGTGGTTGGATTGGTTGTTGCCCATGTATCCATGTCATCCATGATCCCACTAAGCAAAAACTTGGCCCGACCATCTCCTATGCCTTGAGCTGCGGCAGGATTGTCGATGAGCTCGTTGAGTGCTCTCTGCCAGTTGCGGAGCCGGCTGTACGTTATCGGTGTTCCCTCGTCCAGGGCGCCTTGAATAGCCTTAGCCAACCTGTCTACGCTGCCGCCAGGAACATCTTCGAGCTCTTCGATTATTTGGCTAACTCGACTGCCTGTCGTATTTAATGGGACTGTAGCCCCTTCCGCAGCCTTAGTCGCGTCATCAAACAAACTTGTAGCTGCGTTTTTCGCCTGTTCGTAACCCGAACGAAGCATGTCTGCTACGGCCCGATCTGGGCTTTGGCCTACAGCCCCAGATGCTGCGCCTGGTGGAAGTAGATCATCAGCGAGGCGCTGTGTGGCCGCGCTCAGATCGTCAGCCTGTTGTGAGGCGTGTCTTATAGCTGGGCCACTTCTTGACGCAGTTAGAAAGTCTTCTGCCGCCTGAGTACCGGGATCAAAATCGCCACCCCGAGGACGCACCCCGAGTCGAGTTGCGTCATCTAAATACTGTTCAGCACCTTCTTGCAATACACCGAAGGCTTTATTCGCTACACGGGTGCCGACCTTAGAGGCTGCACCTCCCACCGCCATGCTGGCCGGCAAACGGTAGTACCAAGGTACGTCGAGAGCCGCGAGTCCCTGATCGACCCCTGTCCCTGCTATACCCGAAAGAGCGCCAACAGCGGCTCCTGGAGGACCAGCCATCATAAAACCAATGCCGCCACCGAGCAGGGCAGAGATGACGTAATCGGACATCCGCGATCTGGTTGCCGGATCTTCCGGGTTCCGACTAGCGAGCTCTGCCATAAAATCTTCATAGGCCCATCCAGGATCACCCTCCGAGATGCCGCCCTGCTGGTTGCCATTTCTGTCTTCAAAGCCAGTAGCATTTGGCGCGTAAAAATCTCGATGGATCGCCCTGGACAACGCTTCACCTTCCAGGTTGCCATACCTCTCGGGGAATTGTTGCTTGATGCTTTGTAGGATTCGTTCTTCCATTAGCTCCGCCCCCTACCAAGACCGAAAGGATCAACAGCCTGACGCCATGAGCGTTCCTCTTCGCCGTATTGATCTAAGAGGCCCTGGGCGTCACTCATAAACCTTCTCTGCACGGCAGCGTAGTCTCCTTCAATCTGAACGTCTTCACCCATATAGACCATGCTTTGAGCCCACCTGACCGCTTCTTGGATGTAGGCTCTTCTCATCAAATCCAGCATTGCCCTGAGCTCGGCAGGTGTCATTGATCGATCTTTAGCAGCCATCTTTTCTGACACTTGGAACTCGAAGTTTGACTTGGCCCCAGTAAAGTTTCGTAGAATTGCGAGAGCACGGTCGCTGCCTAACCTTTCAAATGTTCCTAGCATTGCTAACAGTTCGGGATCACCCTGGAACCGTAGCAAAGCATCAGCAATCGGGTTGCCAGACCAGACGCCAGCCACCTCGTCAAATCGAGCATGGTTTACAAGACCAAGGGTCCGATCCACGTTGTGCAGAGCTGGTATCACATCGTTAAATGTGGTCGTCCGCTTGTTGTAGACCCCTTGAACGTAGGTGTCCATTCCAGCCTGTGCTGGGCCAACTGGCGTAGCGGCTTGATCGCCTTCGATGTTAACAGTGGTGCCAGCCGGGGGATTTCTCCGCATAAGATTGTAGCTTGCTTGGTCATCCGAAGAGAGGCCCAAGTACCATGCCAACTTCTCTTTATCTTGATCGAGATCAGTTGGGTCATCGGTCAATCCCAGATCATCTCTCGCCATCTGCAAGGTGTCATCACTCACAGCGAAAGGCGCATAACGAGCTCTTTCAGCTGGATCAACAATCTCAGCTGCGTCGAGCCATGAGTTTAGGATTGCCTTTCTTTGTTCTAACTCTTGAGCTTCTGCAGCAGTTTCTAACCCTGTCGCTGCAGCATCAGCTGTCAGCTTGTCTCGAGCAGCTTGCTGCTGCTGCATGAGATTGTGTTGGTCGAGTGCCGCTCCTCCCCCCGCTCCGAATGAACCCCAGAAACTTGCACCAGGCTGGCTGGCTGCTTGGGCCATTGCAGCACCGCCACTGATCATCGCATCACTAACGCCTGGCTGCGTAAAGAACGATCCGACCTTACCAAGAAAGCCCTGCGGATCTTGAGGTACGTCACCGGCAAGCGGATCAACGGGATCTCTGGCAGCTGACCCGGGCATCTGTTTGAGGATGTCGGTATAGCTCTCTCTCTTGGCTGTCGGTTGAACCGTGCCAGTTTGTGAGATAGCCGATCCAAGCGTTCCATACGCTTCACTTTGCTGACGCCGTTGGTCGCCTTCGGCCATTATAGAGCGCCAATCACGCCCCGGGTTAGCACTGTTGCGTTGCATGAAGCCGCCCGTCGCGTCGAGTACGTTTCCGGCTGGGCCGAGGTCTGTGAACCTCGAGCCTGGTCTACGCCTGAGTAGATCCAGCCACTGTCGAGGGCTCGTATATGCCATCAGACAGCCTCCATCCTCATACCGAGAGCATCGTAATTGACCCAGTAGAGCCCGTTACGATTCTCGACAGCATCCGGACGGGCTTCCATCACTTCATGTGCCATCACGCCACGCCATCGAGTGGGCTGGTTGAGGTAGTTGAACTCGTAAAGGTTGAATCCGTTATCGGAGCCTACTAGTTCGATGTTCTCTTTCATCCTCACATCTGACATCTGACTGGCTGCATACGCCTTTGCCCCAGTACCGACTAGCTGATTTATGCCGCCAAAGATCTGACCAGCTAAGGACGGCTTACGCTCATAGCCCCACTGCTGACCGCCTGGCTGCATCGACTGGAGCATAGCCATTTGCTCTGCTCCACCCTCTATGCCGCGCAGCCACTGCTCGTAAGCGTATGCTTGCTGCATTCGCTGGGCTTGTTCTTGAGCTGCACCCATCTGACCCAGCTGACCAGCTGCGCCGAACGTGGCGCCTTGTCTCATGCCGCCAATATCAGCCAATTGCTGGGCGCCGGCCATCTGCTGCTGTCTGAACTGCGCCCCTGCGTCCATGCCCATGCCGCCGGCCTGGAGCCCCATCTCCGCAAGACGTTGACGGCGCATGGCTTCCTGCTGGGCTTGCTGGCCGGCAGCGCCCGCGCCAAGGCGTTGGGTCTGGGCCGCAATATCGATCTGTGCTTGAGCTCCCTGTGCGCGTCTTTGAGCCTCGAGCGCAGCCGCCTGGTTGCCTGACGCCAGCGCCGCTTGCTGATCTGACTGTGCTGCGGCGAGCGCGTTGGAAGCAGAAGCGATAGCTGCTTGCTGCCCCAGTTGCCGCTGCTGCATCATCGCTTCCGCACC